TGCGGTGGTCTATTCACTAAATCAACCATTCTTATCCCCTTATAAAAAATAAATCAATTAACTGATAACAACCATAAAAAAACCAACCCATACCACCAATAACCAAACCCCAAACAATGCAATCAATTACTTTTAATATCCTATCCATTTGCCATACTCCCTTCCTACTCTAACAGACACATAATTTCTATTCTTAAAACGTCTATCTAATATATTCATACGAGTTAGTTTAGGCAAAATTAAATATCCTTCACTCTCCAAGTATTTGAGCCTATATCTAGTAATGACGCATTCTTGCACAATATCTTTAATACTGCAACTAGGATGTTCAGCAACATATTTAAGAACAAACTTTGCTTGTCTTTGGTCATCTAATTTAGTGTACATCTTTCACTCCATGCAATTGTTCTATAATTCTAGCAAATTGTATCATTCTTTGTATAGTCATTGGCTCATATCTTGTTGGGAATACTTTACTATAAGCCTTCATTATTTCTTCTTGTGTTAGCGGGCTAGATTCCACCATAAGCCTCCACTAATTTCTTACTATCGTATTTAGATATGCCCTTATATTCCTCTACAGGCTCACCTGCAAATAATGGTGTTATCTTAATATGATGAGTCGTATTCTTTAAATCGTTTAAGTATGAGAGCTGGTTTGGGTGAAATGACCACAAATAAGACTTCTTCAGGTCACCAGACTTAACATCAAACTCCTCATAAAGCCATGCTACAGGTTCTTTTTTCATTAGTAAAATGTAAGCCTTCCTATTTTAGTTTTCTTGTGTTTGCCATACCATTTAGCTTTTGTCGGCATAGAGTCATCATGGAAGTATATTGCATCTGCAATTGGGTTTGCATATTTACGAAACATAATTGTATCAAGTACCAATAGTTTAGTTTCCAAATACGCCTTTTCATTAACTGGCTCGTGAGTAGGGTCTGTAACCCCAATAAACTGCCCATGAGAATAAACGACACCACATACAGAATAACCCCAACGACCAGAGTTAAGCCTATTACGAATAACATTAACAATAGCAATACGTTCATTTTTTGTTGACCCTTCGTGGTAAGCTGCACTTGCATAACATACTATATCCATTTCTAAAGACTGTATATCCATTATAGACCTTTCATGGTTTTCTTGTGTCTACCAAACCCACATAAGCGTATAATTCTACTATAAATCTAGAAGAAAGGAGAACTGCCATGTGGACAACACCATCAGCAACTGAAATGCGTTTTGGCTTTGAAGTAACCATGTACGTAATGAATAAATAGTTATCATGCCAATGGGGATGCTCCTAGAAAGGAACATCCTCATCTGCACCTTCAACAGCAGGTTTAAGTCTTTCATCCGTTGCTACCATTGCTACAGCACCACTAATAAACTTACCATTAGCACCTTCTCTTACCCAACCTGATAATGTAAATTCAATACCATCTACATTTAACTTTCCTCTGTAATCTGGTCGTTTAGGATTATCACCTTTGTCATTCTTGTTTAATGTAAACGTGTTTGTGTTGTTATACTCAGCCATATATTACTCCTTTAGTTTTAAAATTGTTTTGTCTACTTCGTCTAGGAACTTCAATACTTCTGCTTCTAATTCTCCTATGTAAGTATCATCTCTGTCAACCCTTGTTACAAATAATTGTAGTTCTTCAGGGAAGTTAGGATTATAGCTTACAAAGTCTACCCACTTAGCACCGGTACAAGCTAACTGCCATTGCATCTGTGGAATGTATTTACTAGGAACTGACTTGCTCATAAGCGTATTAGTATGGGTAGTTTCTATAGGACATTTAATTTCTATAAGACCTGCATACTTACCATCTTCTTCTGCATTTACAGCTCCGTCAGGACTAGCACCACTATTCTTGATAATAGGATGGTCAAAGAAACCTACCTCTGTCACAGATACCCCTCTAGTTCGCATATAAAGCTCCCTAGCAGCACTTTCTCTTTCAATACCATCTAGCATAGCCTGATTAACAAAACTATCGCCTTTCTTGCCTGTAAGACGTTCTGATACAAGTTGGACAAGGTAGTTTTGACGTGATGTAGATACGCCTGTTTTAGTCTTGGCGATAACATCCGATATTCTGGATGCTGTCACTTTGCCTAATCTTTGCTGAAACCACTCTTCTGTGCGTTGTTCTATCATAAGAAATCCTTGCTAGATACTGCCTTTAGAGTTGGTTGTTCTGACTCTGGAATATCCTCACCGCTATAGATATATAAACCAATGCCATGTAATGCAATAGCTTTAGCTAAACAACGCTGCATAGCTGTATTAACTGCCATAGCATCAGGGTTAGGGATAGCTTGGTTTCTAAAGTTAAGCACAGGTAATTGTGAAGTCATGGACTTACCAAACGCATGGACTGTGCAGAATACCATAAGTGTTTCACCAAACTGTTTAGGTTCACCATATCCCCATGAAGCAGTTGGGTCTTGCTGTAGAAGAGTATCCACAGCCCAAGCCCATGATAGATATGATAGACCATTCTTTTTCTCAATATGGTCTGATACGTTAATCTTACGTAGTTCGTTATAGTTCATCTTTCTCTCCTGTTGTTGATGTTGTTCCATCATTACTTGGTCGTAGTGTTGTTGTTGTGACATTTGCTCTCTCCCATTTGTCGTTATCTAATTTAAGTTCGTCATTCAATCGTTTAAGAATATCTGCTATCTGTTCTAAACCATTCTGCATATTATATACCCCCAAAATACAAAAAGGAATAGCCATGTGTATTTATTCATATTGCACCTGCTAACTTACCCATGATTTGTAAGCAAAGCCATACATAAGCCCAAAATGCTACTGCTATTACTATCATTGTTTTTACACTCATGTTTCTCTCCTGGTTAATTACTACAATGCCTATCTTAATGAGAAAAAAACACATGTCAAGTATTTTCTATATAAAAAATAGTTTGCTTATAGATTTTATTCATGCTAATCTTTTTTGGCATTACTAACAAAGGAGAGCAGCATGCGTATTAAGAATTGGGATAAATACCAGCATTACAAACATAAAAGTGATATGAAGTGGTTTAAATGCTATGGTCGTGATATTTTAAATGACCCTGATTTTATGAAAATGGATGATATAAAGCAAGCAACTTTATTTAAATTATGGTGTTTAGCTAGTGAGTCAAATGGCAAATTACCACAAGTGTCAGATATTGCCTTTAGATTTAGAAAACCTATCAGCTTTGTAGAAAAATTGGTAAAGGAATTAGATACTTGGCTCATAAGGAATGAAAGTATAGAGCAAGTCTATACAAATCCTATAACAGATAAGAGTAGATTAGATAGAGATAAGATAATAAAACCCATTATGCGATTTGAAGAGTTCTGGAATTTATACCCGCCTGTTCGTAAAAATAATAAGAAAGGTTGTTTAGAAAAGTGGCAAGCAAAAGACCTTGACTTAATAGCTGATAAAGTTATAGGCTATGTCAATATGATGAAAGAAACTAAATCGTGGAAAGAAGGGTTCGTGCCAGCACCTATGACATTACTTAACCAAGAAAGATGGGATGATGGAACTGTTACTCATATCCGTAAAGTTTGGGAAGGTGGCATTTAGTGAATATAGGTGAAGTAATAGATAAGCTAACAGTTAGCCAATCAACAATACAAGAATTTTATAATGAGGGATACGGACATGCAGAGTTTAAAGTTAAAAGTACGGATATATTTGCTGATGACTTGGTCAAGTATTTTAGTGAGGAAGTTCATAGTGGCAAATCGCTTGGCTGGATTAAAACGGAAGATAAGTTCCGTGTTAGGAATGAACTAAATATTTTGACTGGCGTATCAGGTCATGGTAAGTCAATGTGGTTGTCACAAGTGATATTATCTATGATGAAACAAGGAACTAAATGTCTTTTGGCAAGTTTAGAAATGCGCCCAGTACTATCTTTGGCAAGGCTATGCACCCAAGCCCTAGGTTCACCAGAGCCGACAGATGATTACATAAGAAAGTTTTGCAGTCGTGCATCTGAAAAGTTGTGGATATACGACCAGCATCAACAAACTACATCACAGGATATGATAGCTACACTTTACTATGGCAAACATGTTTTGGGAGTAGAAGTATTTGTCATAGATAGTCTCATGAAAATGTCAGACATATCTGAAGAGTCTTTAGAAGCTCAAAAATTATTTGTAGATAAATTAGCTGTGACTGTTAGAGATTTAAACATTGCAGTTTTTTTAGTAGCACATACAAGAAAAATGAAGTCAGAAGAAGAAATACCGGATGCTACAAACATTATGGGAAGTTCGCATATTCGTAACTTATGTGATAATATTATTTGTGTATGGCGTAATAGGTCTAAAGAAAGATTAATAGAAGAAGGTAAAACTTCTGAAGCTGAATTAAAGATTATTCCTGATTGTAAAGTCTTTGTTCAGAAGCAGCGTAATGCACAATGGGAAGGTTCATTTAACTTTTGGTTTGACCAAAAAGGTTTGCGATATAACGAGAGTCCACCAAGATGAAATTAGATTTAATTACCAATAAAGATATTATTGAAAATGGAATTAATAACAACGATGAGTTTTATACTCCAAAATATGCTATAACTCCATTGTTAAAATACTTAAAACCAAATAGCAAAATTTGGTGTCCATTTGATACACACGAAAGTTTATTTGTAAAAACATTCAAAGAACATGGACACACAGTAATACATACACATAAATTTAATGGAGAAAACTTTTTTACATACGAGCTATTTGATAACTGTGACTACATAATTTCTAATCCACCATATTCATTAAAATATGAAGTATTTAATAAACTATTTCAGTCTAAAAAACCATTTGCTATGTTAGTTGGTGTTGTTGGATTGTTTGAAAGCCAAAAAAGATTTGGTTTATTTAAAAACAATGATTTTGAAGTCATGTACTTTAACAAAAGAATTTCTTATTTTAAATATTATTCAGATGTTAAACCAAAACTTAATCCACCATTTTCAAGTGTATATGTATGCCATAACATTTTGCCAAAACAAATTGTTTTTGAGGAAATAGACAAATGACAATAAATGAATTTATAAAGCAATGCAAAAAGCTATTTGGTAACGATATAGAATACAAGGCAACTTCTAAAGACGGACAAGTATTTAAAACGAAAGGATGGAGAGATGATAAAGTGGTCGCTAACCAAAGACAACTTGCCAATGCTAGTGGAGAAGTTAAAAGCACTTGACTTTACTCATAGATGGAGAGTAACAGTAACAGATGCTAAAGCAAACCGTAGCCTAGAACAAAACGAAAGACTATGGGA